GTTTGTAAGTAAATCTCTTAAACATGCTACTGGGTTTCTAGAGTAAGTCTTACCCACACTCCATGAATCACCATCCCACGTACTGACTTTCGTTCCCTGAACGTCACATGTCGTAGTTGGATTCCCACCCTGTAGGTCATCAGATGTTTGCAATGTCATTGCGTAGTAGGCTAAATTACGCAACCCATATACAGCAGGTGGAGAAAAACGAGCATCAACAGTTTGGTCGGTAGTTCCAGTGTATGTACTCACAGAACATCCTGTTAAATCACCAATAGCTACATCGTTTACTCTTACATTTGTTATACCCTCGATTTCTCCTTCGCATAATCCCACAGCTCTATATATTGTAAGACCAGGGGCTGAGTTGTAGAGTACATTACCTGATAACTTTAACTCACCATAGAGTATTGGTACTGGTATCTCATTAGTAAACGTATTAACTAATGCTCCAAACCCATATCTAGGACTCCCGAAACTATTACCAAAATTGAGTGTAGCTGGTTTGGGAGGGTCTATGAGCCCACCTATTGCAGACCCAACACTAGCACCTGCAAACATACCCATGGCAACTGCCCACCAAGTCAGAGAGGCACCACCTGTGGCAGGCGCAAAAACAACTGCACATATTCCTATAATAGCTCCTACTACAGCTCCTGCTATTTGCCCAGTAGACTCACCAAGCTTACACTTGTCGATTGATTCTAGTATTTCTTGTCTATATTGTTCGTTAGTCATTTTTTATCGGCCTTACTCCACAGAAAAATCGTTTACTCCAGTGCCTCGCGTTTACATCATCTAACCTACTTGTCATGTCATTAAGCTGATGAACAAACTTACCTTTATTATTTATCATAACACCCAAATGAGATACAATACCATTTATCTTGAAGAATACTGCGTCAAACCCTTTTAAGTTTTCTTTATCAGTTATTATTTCTCCATTCTTAACAGCTTCTCTTATCAGTCTTTGCGGATTATTCTCATACCAATTTCTGTCAACTGATTCTCCGTCTTTAATAACCTTAAAGTTCATTTCGTTCAAATAAATAGCTTCTGCGAGTCTAACGCAATCGCTACCAACTGCTAAGTCTGTACTGCCCCACTTATACTTGATACCAATATATTTATTACTCCAATGTTCCATAGTATCCCCCTATCTTACAACTGCAAGTTGATGTATATTCAAAAACCCACCATAGTTATCGTAATTAGTAAATGTGCCTGAGCATCTAGTAAATGTTTTGTCACACCCTGGCTGTAATGTTACAGTATCAGTTATTATAGGTGTTGTATCAACAGCTATATCTAGACCTAATCTGACACCATCATATCCAAGATATGCGTTTGCCCCACTAGAAAACGTTACCATGCGTTTTTCACCACTATTAGAGCCACTAGTAAACTCTATCGTACCATACTTATAATATCCATCTCCCTTTCCCTCATATGTAGAACCAGATATATACACTATAGATGTCGTGCTGTTATCGTCTACAGTAACTCCAGATACTCCGGCAGAGTGTTTATTAACACCACAGTATGTATCACCAAACTCGTAGTTGCAATGTAACTGATAAATACGTCTGGGTACAAACTTATCTAAAGTACCTAGCCTAGACTTAACTGTCAACTGCATTGACGTCTCACCTATAACTGGAGAGTCCATAAGACCATCAAAAATTGTTATGAAGTCTGTAGCGCTCGAAAGATAGTCCTCATAGACGCGCATGATAACCATACGTCTACCTCTGAACTCGTACCCTGAGATGTATGTACTCATCGTTCTATTGATATTGTCTAACCGTACAACAACAGAATCTATTTTGTTATCTATATGAGTTTTAACATCACCTCTAGATAAAGCTACAGCTACAAACGTTTGAGCACCAGCATCTATATCATAAAAGCTTACGTTAGAATCATGGTCTGTAAAGTGAAGAGTTAAGTTGTCGAGATATATAGTGTATAGCTCTATAGGCCTGTGTTCTGCTGTAGCCAGCTCAGTTGTTATATTGCCTGTTAAATCTTTTGCCATTTAGATTACCTCTATAAATTGGAACTGCATGTTATATAATTGATAGCCAGACTGTCGTATGTTCAACGTATCTCGCACAAACCTAACAGTATACGAAGTATCGTCATTAGGATTCGTCCAACTGAACGTATCAAATGTAGATTCGCGCGCCTCAAAGAACGCAACTATAGTATCTCTTATAGTTTCAGTTACCATATCATAGTTAAGAGTAAACACTCTACGCATTGTACCATATGAGTTACGCACTTCAGAACCATCTTCCATCTCTATCAGTTGTGTTCTAGTTCTAACTTCTTCCTCATACACATATGATGGGTCTTCAGTAAAAGTCGCCATTACCAAACCTCCACTAAGTTTACTTCTATATCAAACAAGTTCAGCCCAATCTCAACCCTTTTTAATGTATCATCATCAAATCTCGCAGTGAACGACCCGGCTGTTTCTGGGTGTACAAACGTAAATGATTCGTACTTACCTTTTCTAGCTACGTAAAAATCCCATATGTATTTAGCGTCACCATCATGTATTGCTGAATATGTTAATCTCCATGTCTTTCGTTCGGTTGAATGACGTTTGCGAGTAACTTCTTTACCTGGTATATTAGTAGTAAGTACATCATACTTATAACCCTCTAAGAGAGGATAATCAGGTTTAGGTACCGATGGATAAGTAGCCATTATGTAGCATATCTCCTAATTACTTTGCGTGTACTGCCAGAGGCTATAACATCTTCGTTGATTATGTTGATAATAACGTTAGGGTCTCTAGCTAAACTAGCAGGTACAAATGATGGGTCTACTACGTTCACGATAGTTAAGTTACCACCTCTGTTTTCTGATGCTGGTACAACAGCTTCACCTTTATGTATTTGCGCAAGCATATCCCTAGGCACAAAGTCTGTTCCCTTGGCAAATGTTGGCATCTGAAATGAAGATGGCATTATTGTACCACCAGCAGTTATACCACCAATACCAGCGGCTTGCTGTCCTGCTAATGCACTAGCACCAAATCCCCCAAATATACCTGCAATGCCACCACCTATTTTAAGTGCCGCTTTCCATAGACTACCACTTCCAGATCCACCTAAATCAGCAATAGTGCTGTGCCAACTCCACATCATCTGGCTAATCATCTCGCCCCATCCTTCAAGCATACCTTTCACAAAACCATTGATGAAAGTTTTTAAAGCATTATCAAGAACCATGTTCCAAACATCGCTAAACGATTTAGTTCCTTTAGCAAGCTCAAAGATAGTATTTGTCCATTGCTGTTCTATCCCATCTTTATACTTTTCAAACGTTTCCCCAAGGTAGTTCATGGTCTCGTCCATGTAGTTCTTGAAAAACTGGTATTTATTTACCATCTTATCAACAACATCGTCATTTGTCTGGTTGAGAGAGCTTAACCTTTTCTTAATCTTATCTACCAGTTCTTGAGGAAATAATTTACTAGCTAAATCGCCTATCGTTTTATTGACATCATGGAATGCATCTTCTACATCTTTACCAGTTTCTTTAAATGTCTCACCTAATATCTTCCCGGCAGGCGCAAGCTTATCGTGTATAGCTTTTCCAAAGTCAACAACTCCTTTCTTCATTGACGGAAATGCTTTTTTAATAAGTTCAAATGCTTGCTTAACACCAGGTGGCAACAAAGCTTCTATTGTTAATTTAGGTACAGTTATAGACGCTATCATTTCTCTTAGCCTTGCAACTGAATCCAAAACGGCATCTATAAACCCAGTTATCTTATCGCTCCACTTTTTCCACACAGCTACACCAAGTATAACAATAGCATACAGAGCTATTAGCCACAATAGAACACTTGATGTTGAGATGACAACAGCTTTGTTAAATGTAAATAACGCTTTTCCCCATTTACTAAAAGCTTTTGCCATTCCTACCTTTTTTAGTCTGTGCATAGCAAGACCTAATTGATTGGCTTGATAATGTGTTCTGAATAATCCATTGTATAAAGAAATTAACAAAAGTCTTGATAGCATTTTCACAGTCCCAGCAACCATTTTAAGTGTTGTTCCGAATATTGCAAACAGCTGGCCCATTGATAGCATACTCTGAGTTAATGTACCAGCTATAATAAAAACAACTCCTGCTAACGCTAATGTTAAAACACCTACAACTGCTGACACTGCCAATATATCACGCACCCATTTTGGGGATATAGCAATAAAAGCAAAAATCTGTGTTACAAATTTAGTCACAGCTCTTACGAGTGGTATATATGATTTAGCTAACTTCATCATTGCAACAGAACCAACATTAGCTAGATGTTTAAATTGTGCTTGTAATCCTT